CGTCTTGCGCTCCAGGCTTACCCGCGATCATTGGGTCAGGACGCTTCATCAGGAAGGCTCAGTCGGCCAGCTAATGTTATTCGGGAAGCCTTCTGCTGCAGTGATGTTTCGGAGTTCAGTGCGGTAAGCCTTCCATTCTGTCTTCTTAGCCGTCGTCAACGGACTGTCAGCCAGAACGGTCCAATCGCACGCCTTCAAACGGCCATTGCGGTCGCTACGTACAGAAGCCGCCAAGTCATCTTGGATCTGTTGCAGTGCTGCCTCATCAAGCTGAGTGACGCTCCAGGTCTGTTTCCAGACACCATCAACCAACGTTGGGGCGACTTCTTCAACTGTTTGCGTGTCTTGGTCAAAGGCTGGTGTTTCTACCTCCACGACCGTCACAACGCCAAAGTCACTTAAGTCACATGACTCAAGGTCTGTTGGAAAGCTGACGTTGCGGAAACGCGATTGAATGTCTGGCCTGTAAACCGGATAGTCGGTGATGGCACCGTTTTCGATAAAAGCAAAAGCCATGTCATTCAACAGTTGTGGTGGACGTGGAGTCAGTACCTGTTTCGGTAGTGGTACTGGTAATCGTAGTGCTTGTCTCGCTTAAGTTTGCAATGCCATAGCCGTTGAGGGGGTAATCACCAGCAACCGTGGTTGCATTTTCAATGGTTGCGGTGTTGCTTTCGTAGATAAAGTCGCCATGTGTCCCAGTAAGAGAGCCATCATTAGGCAGCTTGACCACAACCGTGTAATCATCTCCTGAAGCGCCGCCAGGAGCGTTGCTATGGAACGTAAGGTATAGATTGTCATTGCTGTCGATGTCGATATTTCCTTTATGCGCACGTTCATAGTTTGTGTATCCGGAGGCATTGCCGCGCCACCATCGTTGCCATTGAACAACGCCTGATGAATTAAATTTCACAATCAATATGCTGGTACCGTTGTAGTTGGCATCGCCAACGCAATACACATTGCCTGAGCTGTCTGTGCATACGCCTGTGAAACCGTTATTAGTACCCAAGCCGGAAGCCATTTTCTGCCACTGGACTGAAAAAGATGAATTGTATTTCACAACAAAACATCTGTTTCCGTAGTAGTAATTAGTTCTCCCTACGGTGTAAACATTGCCAGAGCTGTCAACGTGAACACCATGGGCAATATCCAGCCTGCCTTGATGAGCGCCACTGTCTCTGCTGTAGTAACTCATGCTGCCATTGCTGGCAGCAAGCTTATGAGTTGTTGCTACATATCCTTGGTTTCCAGTGCTGTGATACCAAACACTACCGCCAACTGCGTACACATTTCCAGAGCTGTCAGTAGTCGCATCAGTAACGTAGTCGTAATTGCCACCGCCAAACTTTTTCTGCCACTGCAATGTCCCAGATGAGTTGTACTTAATCATCTGAGAATCAGTGCTATCACTGCTCGACCGATTTGAGGTATGGTCACTCTGTCCGCCTAAGTAAACATTGCTGCCGTTAGAACTCACAGCACAGCACCAGCCTTGGTTTGATTTATTGCTGTAAACGTATCTAGCCCATTGAATAACACCTGAGCTATTGAATTTGGTGATAGAAGCGGCTCGTGGACTACTTTGGCTTGCGGCAACATATATATTATCTGAACTATCAACATCCATATTGCCAGTCTCTGACCCATCAACGATGCTAATGTGTTGATACCTTTTTTGAAATTGAATAGCACCGTCGCTGTCAAATTTAGCTAAACGCAAATAACTGCTGTCGCGATAACTTACGACAACACCATCACTGACAACTTTTATACCCCCATGCCTGCGGTCACTGCCTGAATCACCGATGGTTGCGTACCAATACGTCTCTCCGCCGCCAGCACCTGCGGCTGCCATCATTAGCGACCTAGTAACTAAGTCCATATCTCTTTAATTGACATAATCGACAAGGGCAGCCCCACGATACCGGGTACCACCATCATCGGTAACAAAGAAAAATAAATGTGTTTTGCCTGCTGTTAGTGTCGGTTCGGTGTCGCCGTTAAATTTAACGCTAGAAGGCCACTGCACCGTCCCAGACGTATGCGTCAGCTCAAGCACAAAACTGCCAACCGTTCCAGATGACGGCGGGTTGCTGAACGTGAACACAGAGTTGGCGTTGATAGTCTTGGTGAAATAGTTGCCGTCGTTTAGGTCAATATCAAGAGCAGAGACAGCTTCAGCAACCTGCTCGTAAGGCCCATCAAGCTTGACGCCACCGTTATGGATGGTTTGGGGCGTAAAGGTCTGGGCGGCACTAAACGTCTGTGCAGCATCAAGCTTGACGGGTGTTGCCCAAGAAAGCGCACCAGAGCCATCAGTTTTTAAAACTTGATTAGCTGAACCGTCCGTTGCTGGAAGCGTAAACGTAATGTTGCCGCTGAAATCACTGTGAGCAGGCGCTTTGAGTGCTGCGTAGTGCGCGTTGCTTGATTCGCAGTACAGACGAAGCTCAGACTGTGCGCCCGTATTCTTGATGCCAAGAATCCCGCTAGATATGAAATTGGAATTCATATCCAAGTCGCCACCAAGCTGAGGCGACGTATCAGCAGAAATGTCTAGGGTTCCCCAGCTGATAGCGCCGGAAGCGCCTCCACTCTTCAAGAACTGTCCGCTGGTGCCGTAGTTCGCACCAGCAATACCAATTTGACCCGCAGGGCCAACCCTGAAACGCTCACTACCTTCAGTGGTGACTTTGAAGTGTCCATCACTTCCGGTGTCTACAGTTTCAGCCTCGGTGTTGCCCTCAAAAATCTTGTCTGCGTCAGCCGCAGTACCGCTTTGAGCAGACGTGATTCGACCTTGTCCGTCAACGGTGATTGATGAGTTGGTGTAACTACCGGCGACACCAGTTATGTCCGCCAATTTCGCTGCTGTCACAGCGTCGTTGGCAATGGTCAACGCACCAGTGTTTGACAGCGTTGCATCGCCAGACATCGTGACCGCTGTTGGAACGTTGCTGGTGTTGCCAACAATCAACTGACCAGAGGTCAGGTTTGCAAGCTTGGTCAGCGCAATGCTGCCAGCCAACATTCCATTGGTAACCGAACCTGTATCGCCTGTTGTTACGAGTGTCCCTGTGACATTCGGGAACGTAATTGTGCGATCAGCAGTTGGATTGGTGATCGCAAAGGTCGTCTCATAGTCATCAGCAGAACTGCCCTCAAAGACAAGAGAAGATGCAGTGCCTAGCGTGATGTTGCCTGCAAAACTTGCAGTGCCCGTAAAGTTTGGGTTATTTGCTGCAACCTTTTCGGTATCAAGCTCCTCAATCGCAGCTTGGACATCAGACGCGGCAACGTTGCCCGTTGGGCTAAACGAAACGTTGTTAGCTGTAGTAGCGGCAAGAGCCGCTGAAAGGTCAAGAACTTCCCAGCTAGTGCCTGTTGAAATCAGGAAGTCAGGCGGTGCAAGTGCTTCTGCTGGTGCGTTGCCGCTGCCCGTTCCAGAAACGCTGATGGTGACGTAGTGGTTTGCGTTAGACGCTGCAGGTGCAATAAGAGGTTGCCCAACAGTTAGGCCGATTGCAGTGCCCTTAGCAGTTACTGAAGCAACGGTGTTTGTGTTTGCGTTGTAAGTTCCGGCAAAAACAATTTCACCGCTAACGATGTCAATCGCCTTGAATGAATTGCCTGTCCAGAGGTACAAGTCATCGTGATACTCGTCATATAGGAACTGACCCTGGTAGTCCGCAGTTCCAAAACTGACAACACCTTCTGTGTCAGGTGCGCCTGCAAAACGCACCGTTGATGCGTCCGCAAGTTTCCCACCTGTCACCGCATCATTCGCGATGATGGATGTTCCAATCGTTCCCGAAGTCAGCTTGGCTGCGCTCAGGTCTGGAATATCAGAAGCAGACAGCGTGGTACCTGCGGTGACGTGACCACGAGCGTCAACAGTGACTTTTGGATAGGTGCCAGCAGTAACGCCTGAATTGTCATGAGTCAGCGCACCAGCGCCGCTAACGGACAGCGCACCAGACGGGACAGAAACACCGCCCTTAGCACTCGTTGTGCTTGCAGGCAGGTCACCGGCAGCAAGCGCCGCAGTTGCAGTGATATGGCCTTCACTGTTGAAAGTAATGCCGCTTCGCGTGCCAGCCGTGATGCTGTCGGTGTGGTTTAGTTGGCCACTGCCAGTAACGCTCAGACCGCTGCCAACAAAGACACCACCAACTGCAGAGCTGGTTGCTTTAGGCAAATCACCAGCGGCAATGCTGCCGACCGCAGTGATATGACCAGAAGCGTTGACCGTAAAGCCGTTCTTGGTTTGACCAGTGACGCTGGACTGGTGCGAAATAACGCCGCTGCCATCGACACTCAAGCCAGAGGCAGACGGGACACTAATTGCGCCGCGAGTTGATGTCGTCGCAGCATCAACGGAAAACGTTCCAGAGGTAGAGGTCAGGCCCGTACCTGCAGCTGCTCCACCGATTGCAGAAGCAGTGCCAGCCGGGAGATCAGTCGATGCAATGACACGAGACGTGTACGCACCACCTGCCCCCGTAGGGCCTGCAATAAATTCTTTTGCTCCTGAGCTACTGCCTAATGAACTAGGACTTATAGATGCAAGCTTGGCTGCCGGGATGCTCGCGTCATCAATTAAGTCAACACCCTGCTCAACCAGGCTCTTTACGCTGACTTTCTTGGTTTGACTTGCGCTGATATCAGCAATAGGCAGGACATCAGTTGCGGCTACATCAGCTTCCGCCAGTTCAGTGAGGGCTGTGATCTTCTGATCTGCCATTGCCCAAGCCCCCTGCGGGTCTAGTCGTATTCAAGCTCTAGCTTACCGCTTGCGTCATGCTCAAGCAGGATGCGATCGGTGTCTTCTTTCAAGATGAAGCCGAGAGAACCCTTGCCAAACTTCATTGAAATCTCACCAGTGGTCACATAATTGAAGTTTGAAACCGTGAGCCGTCCTGTACCTAGGCCGATTGCTGCGCTAGTAACGATGGCTTTGAACTCGAAGTAAAGCTGATCGGTTACGGCATCGGTGTTCGCGCCTGTCTGAACAATAAAAAGCTCTGCCTCAAATTCAGCACCAAGTTTTTGACGCAAAATCAGCTCATGCAGGTACGAAGGAACATCAACGTCACCGCTTACGCCCGCCCCAGCAACATCTGGGTCGTAATGAAACTGGCACTCAATGCTGCCGCTGCCGCTGATCAAGCTGCTTTCGTTTTTACGAAACTCATCGCTAAGCGCCGTAACGTCTACAACTTCGCGGTCGTTGTTTAGCTCAAACGAACGCACCAGGCCCAAGATGTTGTACTCAGATTGAACACTCTTAACTTCGATTTCTATAGCTGCTGACGGAGCAGCAAGACTAATTTTGCCCGTGCTTCCCCCATCCAAGGCATTAGAGAACGTGTCATAAAGGCAGATCCCGCCAAGCTCGTCAACGTTGATGTACCAAGCGCCGTCGGGCAACTGGCTTCCTCCGTCCCAGCCAGATGCAGCAATAAAGTCCAGATTCTGACCGTCAGACGCACCTGTGCTTTTAATCTGCAGCAGATCGCCGGTAAGCAAAACACCATGGGGAAAAATTTCCGGGTCGGTGTCGTCGCCAAAGCTAAATCTTTTTTTAGCAACATTTACATCTGCGCTGCCGCTTCTAATTGTTCGGACCAAAGACTCACCAGTCGTACTTCGACGTAGCCTGACGATTCCTGAGTTACCTACAAAGACGGTCATGGGTAAAGTTTTAGGTTTTTGCTAGTAAAATCACCACTCATTGTGTAATTCACGTTCACGCGCATAACCTCGCCAACGACGCATGACAGCTCAGCACTGGTCAAAACTGCTTTGAACTCAAAAAAGTTATCTTCAAACTTCAGCTTTAACGTTGCAGTGTCTGTAATCGACGCGTTTGCGTCAGTGTCTTGGTTGACCTGATTCAGCAACGGAACTGCAGCGTCGTCGTAATACAAAACGGTCAACGAACCGGATGCCGTCCGCACCCCGGTCGTAAATTCTCGAACGTCTTGGCTTAGCGTTGTCACCTCAAGCGCGTCTGTGTTGGCCGTCATTGACCACTGCACAACCTTAGCGACCGCTGAACCTGCAAAATCGATGCTGCCATCTCGACCTGCGTAGTACTTAGCCATGGTCAGACCCCCTCAAGTTCGCCAATGAACTCACACGTCACTGTAGACAGTCCCTTCTTAACGCTTGTAACTGATGGCGGTGATGCGTATTTCCACTTCAACAGGCTGTTGGTCTCCCTGATCCAAGGTATTAGCGACTCGTCCGCTCCAGCAGCAACGTTGTCTTTGGTGAACTCTGCGTACTTGTCCTCGCTCATCACTTGAACGTAATTGTTCAGAATTGATGCAGCCTTTTGATCGGTGATGTTTGCGAACGTCAAACTCAAGCGACTGCCTGCTCGTTGGTTGCCATAACGCACCCGTACCACTGCACCGTTTTGAGCCTGAAACTGCGTCTCAGGAAATACACCAGGCTCGTATGAACGACTGCTGGGGACTAAAGCGGGAAAACTTACTGCAGTCATTAGTCCTCAGAGATCTCAAACTGCTCCACGTTCTTTACGAGTGTAGCCAACGCGCCAGAGGTGGTTAGCTCTTGGTGCGTACCAACAATGTCCACATACCCCTCGTCATCAATCGTCAGACTGTCTACGCGATAAACACGAGCCTGCCTGTCTGTCTGGACGGTGGTGAAGATTGAATTGAAGAACGAGGAATCGCCTGTCTTGCCGCTAGACACGCTCATTGTTCCTTCCTGCATTCCGGTGTTGTCCTGCCCTGGCGTCCAGAAAAACACATCATGCGAGCCATCATTCAGCGTTG